TCAGGTAGATCCTATCAAATATGGACTGCTGTTCTCTCGTTTCCTACGAAAAGATGCTAAAGACTACCCAGATATCGACTATGATGTGGCAGAGCCTATGGAACTCAAAGATCATCTTATCGAAGAGTGGGGAACTGATTGTGTTGCTCCTATCTCTAACTGGAATACACTGCAACTCAAGTCTCTTATCAAAGATATCTCAAAGATGTATGATATCGAGTTCAAAGAGGTAAATATTGTTACAGGTAAGATGATTGCAGAAGCAACACCACTTGCTAAGAAAGCACACGGTATCAAGGCAGGACTTTATATTCCTACTTGGGAAGAGGTTCTAGAATATTCTGGCACTCTCAAAGCATTCCTCAAAAACTATCCACAGGTAGAGAAGCACGTCAAGTCTATGGTAGGACAGTATCGCTCTTGTTCTCGACACGCAGGTGGTGTTGTGATTGCAGAGGACTTGGACAAGCATATGCCTTTGATCCAGTCAGGTGGCGTTATCCAGACTCCTTGGAGTGAGGGACAGAATGTTCGACAACTTGAGCCTATGGGCTTCATTAAATTCGATCTACTTGGGCTTACGACGCTTCGTATGATTCAAGGTTGTATTGAACGAGTTCTTAAAAAGCAAGGCAACCACAATCCATCTTTCCAAGAAGTGAAAGACTTCTACAACAAGCATCTCCATCCTTCCAATTTGGACTTGGACGATCAGAATGTATATGAGAATGTCTTCCACGATGGAAAGTGGGCTGGTATCTTCCAGTTTACAGAGTCTGGAGCACAGAACTTCTGCAAGTCTGTAAAGCCACGTAACATTGTTGATATCTCTGCTATCACTTCTATCTTCCGTCCCGGCCCACTATCTGCAGGTGTGCACGAAGATTATGTAAAAGCAAAGGAAGCACCACACGAAGTCTTTTATGAGAATGAGATTGTAAAGCAAGTGACTGGTGAGACTTATGGTTTCCTTATTTTCCAAGAGCAGATTGCACTATTGGCTCACAAGTTGGGTAAGAATATTTCTCTTGACGAGGGCAACTTGCTTCGTAAACTCTTGACAAAGAAAGGGACAGGTAAAGGTGCAGAACTCAAGTACGACATCAGAGATCGCTTTGTGTCAGGCTGTACTGAGAAAGGTATGCGAAGACAAGATGCAATGGAAATGTGGCAGAACTTTGAATACTTCTCAGGCTACGGTTTCAACAAGTCTCATGCTGTTTGCTATTCAATCATCTCTTATCAATGTGCTTGGCTTATGACTTATTACGAGGGTGAGTGGCTTGCCTCCTACTTGGACAAGGTATCAGACAAGAAGAAAGAATCTGCAATTGCAACTGCCAAGACATTGGGATACACAATCTCCAAACTGAATGTAAATATCTCTGGTAAGCAATGGGAGTATGATGAGCCTAGCAACTCTCTACTTCAGCCTCTGACTACCATCAAAGGGCTAGGTGACTCTGCTATGGAACAGGTGGTTAATAACCGCCCATTTCACACTGTAGAGGACTTTCTGTTCCATCCTGATGTCAAGTATAGCAAACTTAATAAAAAGGCTTTAGACGTGCTTGTGAGGGCTGGAGCGTGTGATCATTTAATGGATAGTCGATTCACCGGTATGAAGCATTTTTGGAGTGCTGTAGTGGTAGATCGTCCCAAAAACAAGAAGAAGTTCCATGAGAACATTGAACTGTACAAAGCAGAGGGAAGCTTCACAAAAGATGAACTAATTTCTCAGAAGTCAGATCTAACAGGTATCTTCCCTTTCGACTTGGTTATGAGTGATTCAGTTCGAATTAAACTAGAAGACTCTCCAGTCGTGCCTATCTCTGAGTATGAGGTTGCATTGTCTGTAGATTCAGATCAAGACGATCAATTATTGGTATGGTTTGTGCCTCGTAAACTTATCAAGAAGAAGACAGCAAGAGGTAAAGAATACTGGATTCTCAAAGTTGTGGACTCAAACAATGCGATGGTAGACATCAAGTGTTGGAACCCGACAGACAAGGACACAGTATACGTCAATCAGCCTTATATGGCAAGATTGGACTACAGTGAGCAGTGGGGCTTTAGCACACGCTCAATTAGAAAATGTTTTAGGTTGCTAGGATAAAGGAGAAAAAATCAATGAATGACAAAGAACAACTTAAGAAACTAGGAGAACTAGTGAACCACCCAGATCACTATGGTGGGAAAGAGAATACATATGAAGCAATCAAGGTGATTGATGCTTGGGGACTAGGCTTCCATCTTGGGAATGTTATCAAATATATCTCAAGAGCAGGAAAGAAAGATCCAAAGACGCTAATTCAGGACTTGAAGAAAGCAGCATGGTATCTTGAGAAGTATATTGAGAAGTTGGAGGAGAAATGACAAAGAACGATTGGGTAGTTGATAACAACAATTTCAGGTATTTCAATCAAGACGGTAATCTAATCGTGCACATATTCAAAGCACAAGGAATATGGCAAGGATATGTGCTCGGTTATGATCAGCCAATAAAACAAAGACAATTGTCCGAAGCACTGAAAGATGTTGATAGAGCACTTAAAGAATGTGGATGGGAAAGATGAATAAATCTTGATGTTTAGTCGTATATAATATAGGAGGGTTTATTATGATAAGCAAAAAAGAAATTAAGAAGAACATTAAGCAGACATTAGAGATTGAAAGAATGTTACTGCAATTTTTATCCGATCCAAAATTGCCAGAAGATCAAGTCCATCTCGTAGTTGGCGAATTGATACAAGCATCAGGCTTTATTGCTCGCTTCAAAGATGCTCTTAAAGAAATGGAAACAACGAATACGAACAAATACAAAAAGGGGGATAAGTGAACAAGATTATATTAGGAAACTGTGTTGAGGTGATGGATCAATTAGAAGATGAGTCCGTCGATGCATTCGTCACCTCTCCACCTTACGATCAACTTAGGGACTATAACGGATATTCTTTTCCGTTTGAAGACATCGCTCGCAAGATGTATCAAAAGCTAGCAAAGGGTGGCGTCATTGTATGGGTAGTAGGAGATGCAGTTCTGAAAGGTTCAGAGTCTGGCTCCTCCTTTCGACAAGCCATCTTCTTTCAAGAGTTGGGGCTAAACATCCACGACACAATGATCTATGAGAAGAATGGTTCGTCTTTCCCTGCAAGACGCACAGGCAATAGATACTCACAGGTGTTTGAGTATATGTTCGTGTTCAGTAAAGGCAAGCCAAAGACAGCGAACCTCATATGCGACAAGCCAAACAAGTGGAGCGGCTACACCTCGTTCGGGACTTCAACGAACCGCAACGCAGCCGGTGAACTCGTAAAGGCAAAGAACCGCAAGCCTACGCCTAATTTTTCCCCCCGACATAACGTTTGGAAGTATAATACAGGCAAAAAATACACAACAAATGACGACTTTGCCTATAAACATCCGGCAATGTTTCCAGAATCACTAGCAGAAGATCACATTATGACTTGGACAAATGAAGGGGACTTAGTTGTTGATCCATTTGTAGGAGCAGGAACCACCACAAAGATGGCAGCAATCAATGGAAGACGTTGGTTAGGCATCGACATATCAGAAGAATATGTTGAAATTGCAAACAAGCGAATGGAAATCGCAGATCAAATGATCCGTGATGGATACACCAAGGACTACACACCAGAAGTAGAAGAAGGCAGCCTATCAAGAAAAGAAGTATCAGCAATGAGCAAGTCAGAGTTGATAGAACTTGTAATAAAGTTGAATAAATAGAGTCATTCAAACGTATAATATATACAAAAAACCTTTCGCTTAGGGTAAAACAAGCAACAAGACAACACAAAGGAGAGATTATGTCTACAACACAATTAAAGCTAGCTTTTGACGCATCACAACTTATTTATAAACCAATATCCAGATCAGATTTATATACTAGTCAGATTGACAACTATATTGAAATGGATGAGGATGATTCATTTGAGATTTTGGCAACCGGAATGGTTCCTGTTGATGAACTTTGTAGAGGAAGATACCAAATCAGAAAAAAAGAAATCAAGAAAGATCACTTAAAATCGATTTTCGAAAATATGATCAAGAGGCACAACGAAGGCGAAAAACTTATCTTAAAGCAAATCATCATTGCTGCTAATAATTCGGACAGTCAGTTTATCGAAGTTGCTCAAGGGCATCATAGGCTTGAAGCATGGATAAAGTTCTGTACAGATATTCTAGGAAAGAAGAGAGATGAGATTCGTATTCCCTGTATGATTGTTGAAGTTAAGAAAGAAGGGGAATTCTTTCAATTTTTGAACAGAGTTCAAATGGATCTTCCAGAGCCGCAACTAGGTTCTTCAGAAGAAGACGTAAAAAAATATATCGAGCACCAACTTCTTACTTATAATACGGAATTAGTTTCCGACATTAAAAACCCAGACAATGATTTCGATGATTATAAAGATGAAATCTATGAAATCTTGAACAAAGGTGGGTATAAAAACTATTTTAGTAACGGAAGAAGCAAAAGGAATTTTGTGTCTGGCTTCTTGGAAGAAATGTTTGGAGATTCTTATACATCAAAAGTTGATAGAATTAACGAACCTAAGCCAAATGAAATCAATATAGCAATGTCTGAATCTTGGGGCTTTCAACAGAAAAACCCTCCCTATGGGCAAGACTGGGATATGGACACAATTGGCGTAACTGGAAACCAAGACAGCATAATGAAGAGTTATTATCACTGTGGAAGATCCAGAATGGAACAAATGGTACGCTCAGGCGATCCTATGCTAACAGAAATTGGCTATGTCAACAGTATCGTATATTTTACAGGCATTGGAAGAAGTAGAGG